GTGCCGCGATGATCCACGCGTCGGAGTTGGTCGCCGGCTTGGCTTCGGTGCCCTTCATGCATATCCAGAGCGAACCGCCGTTCACCCAGGCTTCGCCAGGAACAGCCTTGGTTCCCTCGCGCCAGTAGCCAGCCGGTCGGATGCCGCCTGCCGGGTAGCGCAATTCCTTGGTGCGACCGTTGCAGACCGCCTTCACGCAGACTTCGTGCGATTCCGCGATGTACTCCAGATCGAAGGCATCGAGGCTCAACCCGTCCTTGCCATCGGTTCCATCCTTGCCAACCACCTTGCCGAGCGACTTCACTTCGCCATTCGTGAGCGTGACCAGCAGGGCACCGTCGCGGTCGATCATGGCGCCAGCGAGACCCAGGCCGTCAGCGCCTTTCTCGCCGCGTTCCCCGGTCGCCCCTGCCACACCCTCCGGACCACGTTCGCCGTTCACGCCGACAACGATCTGGCCTTCAAGACCGAGAAGCTTGTTTTTCAGGGCGTTGATTTCAAGCAGCAGCGGCGCGGTGGCTTCCTTGATGGCAAGCCCCATCGCTTCGCCGAACTTCTCAGGGTCAAACATTGATGGTCCTCCGCATGGCTTCAATGGCCTTGTTGGTTGCGACGATGGCGCGGGCTTCTTCAATCATGGTACGCTGCTCGTCGGTTGGTTCGGCGGGCGGCGCCGGCTCGGGAGCTGGTGCTGGCGCAGGCTGGTTCGTCAGCAGGTTCGGGTCCCAAGTAGCGCGGTCGGCCAGCATGCCCAACGGGTAATCCTGATTCTGGCCCCAGAGCGTATTGCCGCCACCCGTGCCAGCGAGGTTGAACCGCAGCCGAGCCTCGTCCGGCGTCTTGATCTTGCCCATGACCAGTTTGCTTTCCACATCAGCGCGCTTGGCTTCGTCCATGCGCAGGAGCGGCGCCAGATCCAGTTCCACGCCAAGCGGCTTGCTGATCTTGAGGCCCTTGTCCAGCAGCGCTTCCATATGCTCGATATGCGGCTGAAGCGCGTCGGCGTAGTAGAGCTGGTTGAGGCCATCCACGCCGAGGCCGGAAGGGATAGTGCCGATGCCCACCTTGAACGGCGGAATGCCAAACGGCTGGCAAATCTGCTCGTCCGAATAGCGCATCTGCTCGACCATCTGCGAGTCCACCGACTTCTGTGCGAAGGCCGTGAACTTCATATCCGCGCCGATGATGGCGATGCGGCCTGAGTTCTGGCCGGTGAAGTTGGTTGCCCAGTACTGTTTGACGGCTTCGGCATCCAGGTCCGACATGCCCGCAGGCGCCGTCAGGATACCGCCAGGCTGCGCATTGTTCGCAAAGAACTCCGTGGCGCTGCGCATGATCTTCATGTTCTTCAGCGCCGGCCAGTAGGCAGCAGCCAAAGGAGGAATCCCGATCAGCGGGTTGTGCACGCACATGCATCGGTCGTGGATGATTTCCGATGCCGGAACGATCAGATTCGGCGCCGGGTAGTTCTGCGGGATCGTGTTCAGCGGGTCGATGTAGAGCTGGTAGAACACCTCGCCTGCATCGGACACCATCGGCATCACGCGCTCAGGGTCCAAGATGTATTCATCCACCACCATGCCACGCTGATCCCGGCGCTTCAGCACGTAGGTATTACCCTGCGTGAGCTTCGAGAGCATCCAGTATTCGCGGAACTGGCCCTCGGTCTGGAAGGCGTTGGGCTGCTTCAGGACGGCATACGCGGCCTGCTGTGCTTCAGGTGCCAGCCGTGTGATGCCCTCCGGCGTCGTGTTCGTCAGCATGAACGGCAGCTTGCCGATGTCCGACGAGATGCGGTAGAGGCAGGCGTAGAGCGTCGGGTACGTGATGAGGTCGCCGCGCTTTTCGGATACGTTCTGCTGCCATGCCCCCGAGAAGGGCTCCATAATCCGCCGCCAACCGTCGCGGTACTGGCCTTCAATCGTCTGAAGTTCCTTCTTGCGGCCAATCTCGAAGCCGAAGATTTTCATTCGCCGCTTTCTTCGGCAGCGTGAGCCGCAGCGCCCGGCTTCTTGCGCCAAGTGCCGTTTTGATTCTTGAGCTTGGAAGCTACGTGAAGATCCGGGTTCCATGCGTCGCCGGCCGAATCGACTTCGACGGCGGTCATGTTCGGCAGCGTGCGCGCCGTTTGTTTGGCCTCCGCCTGAAGGTCGCGCGTCATGTACGTGCCCATGCCCTTGCGGTAAAGGATGTCGGCCAACATGGTGGACATCTTGCGTTCCGTGCCTTTTTTGTTGAACTTGAACGTGACTCGTGACATGTGGCCTCCGAAATAGGGGTGAAAGAAAGGGCCCGAAGGCCCCTTCTTTTGCTCAGCAGGAGGTCGGGAAACCGTCGATCCACTGAACCGCAGCAGCGCGGCGCTTGCCCCACCAGATGAACCGCTCAGCCTTGTAAGCGATGCTGTTGGTCTGCCACATGTTCACCGCGTTCACGCTGGAAGCCGCAACCGTGGGGTTGCTCGAACCTGCCGGGGTGTCCGACATTTCGATGGTGGCTTGCGTGGACGAATCCAGCGTCACCGTGCCATCGTCGGCCAGATAGATTTCCGACTCATCCACGAGGATGAGAGGGACACCACCGGAGCCGCCATTGTTGGCAAGGTACTGCGAGACTCGAACCGGCACGCCATCGATGTTGCCGCCCATCGGGGTCATCGCGGGGAAGGCGCGATTGCCCAGCGGGTCGCGCGAGAAGGCCAGCACACGTGCCGCAGCCGGCGTGGTGTAGTAGGCCGGGCGGGTGCCAAGGAACGTGGTGTCCCAGGGCGCCCACAGCGCCATCAGCGCGCAGCGGATCGATTCCGGGTCACCCGGGTCCACGGTCACGGCGACAGGGGTCACGCCGTTCAGCAGGCCGGCGGGCGAGACGTTGGCAACCGCAGCCTTGTCGGGGTCGAACAGGTCCAGGTCGATGCGCTCGATGACGGTTTCCGCCAGCGCGTTGCGAACCAGAACAGCCGCATCCGGATTCGAGAAGCGGGCCAGTTCCTGCGTGATCACTGCAATCGAAGCGATCTTGGAGAACGGCAGTTGGTTCGCGCTGAAGTCGAACTTCGTGACCGGCTTGGCTTTGCCTTCACCCACCCAGTACGCGGTGCCGCCAGAGGTCTGGCCGGCAATGCGGACGTTGAACGGCGTCGGGCGGAACTGCGCTTGGCCGATCAGCGTGCGCGGGCGCAGGAAGTTCAGGAAGTCGCCTGCCCAGGTCTGTGCGTCCACCAGCGGTGCGGCCCACGTGGCGTTTTGAGTGTCGCCGGCAGCAACCGTCGCCTTGATGCGGATCAGTTCTTCCAGGTTCACGCCGCTTGCCTGCGCCTTGAGGGTGCGGACGACGCTTTCGCTTTGCGGGTAGTGACGCTCGGCCAGCTCGAAAGCCTTCTGATGATCGCCCTTGGCGTTGATCATGCACTGGGCATAGCGACCGAACAGGACGCCTTCTTCCAGCTTCTCGACGGTCTTGATCTGCACTGGGGCCTTGTAAGGTGCTGCCGGTTGGTCGAGGTTGGGGACTTGCAGGGCCTTCACGGTCTCCAGATCCAGCGCGGCCATGCGCGACAGGCGGGCGATGTCTTCGTCCAGGCGCTTGATGGTCGATTCGCTGGTGTCGAATTCCTCGGCTTCGGCCGTGTTCATTGAGCGGGATTCGTCCACCGATTTCTGGGCCAGCGCCTTCAGGTTCTGGTGCGTGGTTTCGCGGGTAGCCTTCAGATCGGCGATCTGTTCGGCGAAAGTCTTTGCCATTTCGATTCCTTGAAAGTGGATAGAGGGTTGGGGGTCCGATCTAGCGGCGGGCTTTCAAGGGCACGCTGGCGAGACTTTTGGCACTGACCAAGCGGACGGCGCCTTTCATGTCGTCCAGCTTGACGGCGGGACGGCTCATGAGGGGGACGGCTCCGCGCGCTTCGGCATCGCGGTAGCCGGATAGGGCTTTGATGGTCTGGATGGTGGCGGATGCGTTCGCCGGGATAGTGACCAGGGACAGTTCGTAAATCTCTGACTGGGTGAATTCCAGGCCGCCGCTGTCCAT